CTGGCACGCGGATTGCTTCTATGTTTGGGTTTGGGTGATCTAGATGGCTGGAGAGCAAAAGAGAGCAGACGACGCTTACCGGGCTTACCGTGCGGCGGCGGAGAGGATGGCTGCTTCGCAACGTTCGGGCATGAACACGGGCAACGCGGCGGCTCAGTTACGGCAAGCGGAGGCTGCTTCTAATGCGGCTAATGATGCTTTGCGTGCAACGTATGACACAAACCCTGATGGAGACCGTGACCCCGGTGGCGGAGGTTACACCGGACCTACCGCGGAAGATATTGCAGCAGCCCAGGAACGCATACGGGTTGCGGCGGAAAATCAACGCAAGGACAAGGAGGCTAAGGCTTTCCTGAGGGACTTGTTTAGTCAATACGGCGGCATGGACGCACTCGTAGCGCAAATAGATCAGTTAGTTCGTGACTTTGGGAATAGTCCAGATGTGCTTACCGGCAAGGTGCGTCAGACGCAAACCTACCAGGACCGCTTCAAAGGTCTTATCGGCTTGCAACGTAGAGGTGTAACAGATATACGCAATGAGGGCGAATACCTAAACTTGGAAACGCAGTATCGAACAGTGTTTCGTGAGGCTGGTTTAACAAACTACTTGGGAGCAGGTGGCACTCAAAACGAGTACGACGCCATAGCAAACCTTGTTTCGGACTTTTCGCTATCAGTCAATGAAGTGCGTGACCGGGTTACTGACGCTCAAAGAGTTGTTGCAGAAACTCCGCAAGAGGTGCGCGATAGTTTGCAGCAATTCTACGGCATTGATCCAGCGATGCTAACTCAATATGTTCTTGATCCTGAAAACACGACGACACAGATTCAGCGTCGCGCTAACGCAGCGATTGTTGGTGGCTTCGCGCAGCGTGCGGGTCTAACGTTTGGTGCTGATGTGTCTGAGCGTATTGGTGCGTTTGTTGGTGGCGGCGACGATATTACCGGCACTGCTATTGAGCCGATGCTGACTGAGGTGTCTGATATCCAGAAGGCTACCCGCCGACTGGCAGACATTGACAAGACTACGCTGACGGAGGAAGAGACTGCGTTGTCTCGCTTGGATCTTGACCAAGGTGCACGCGAGAAGGTTCGCACATTGCAGTCCCGTGAACGTGCACGCTTCAGCGGCAAATCTGGTATTCGGTCGTCTGCACTTAGGCGGCCTCGCTCTATATAACTGAATACGGGCATGACAGGTGAGAAAGAACTGTAATTCGCAGTGGTAATTCCTGTGTTGGCTCTTTAACCCCCGTTCGATTCGGGGCATGTCCACTCCCAGCCAGACCTACCGGCCCTGGCGGTGCAAAAGCCCGGTAGTTACAGCCATCATCTTCTTCCCCGGTTGATGATGTGGGTAACGATTCACCTATATGAATAGTAAGGGAGTTACATATGTCCGAATTTGAGTGGGACGACGACGATCTAGACACCAACGATGGTAACGCGATGAAAGAACTTCGTAAGGCTTACAAGAAATTGCAGGCTGAGAAGAAGGATCTTGCGGAGCAGTTGGACAGCATGCAATCGTCTATTCGTGAACGCTCGGTAAAGGACGTTATTGCATCTAAAGGATTGCCGGAAAAAGTTGCGGCTCTTATCCCTCAGGATGCAACCACTTCGGAAGAGGTGGAAAACTGGTTGTCTGAGTACGGAGAAGTCTTTGGCATTCAGCAGACCAGTGAGGCTACTAGCGAGCCTAAGGCTGACGTTTCACCAGAAATGCAGTCGTTGTCCCGTATTGCTGAAACACAGTCATCGGGAGAACCTTTTACAAATGACCCAGATCAAATCGCAGGTTTGATCGCTGGCGCTGACAGTGCAGAAGCCTTGAACAGGTTGCTGTTTGGCAGTGCTGATGGGCCAGTGGCTTCATAGCCTCAAAAGTAACTATAAATACTATTCACTGAAGGAGGTGAATCAAAATGGCAGATGCATATACTGGAACTAGTGCAATGGGTAACCTTGTCCAGGCCGCTTATGATCGGTACGTTGAGTTCGCTCTTCGTTCACAACCGCAATTTCGCGCTCTGGCTGACAAGCGCCCAGTGCAGCAGGCCATGCCCGGTTCGTCTGTAGTGTTCTCGCTTTACCAGGACATGTCTCAGGCGACTTCGGCTTTGACGGAAACTACTGACCCCGACGCGGTTGCAATTGGCAACGCGACGCAGGTTACGGTTACCCTGGCTGAGTACGGCAACACCGTGCTGAACACCCGCAAGTTGGGTGAGTTCGCGTTCAGCGACGTTGATCCGGCTATCGCCAACATCGTTGGCTACAATATGCTGGACAGCATTGACAAGTTGGTTGTTACCGTTCTTGACGGTGGCACGAACGTGTTGTTCGGAACGGGCGGTTCGTCTGACCCGACTAGCACCGCATCGGTTGCTGCGGAGGACGTTATTGCTGGTGCTGACATTCGCAAGGCTGTTAGCAAGTTGCGTGCAGGCAAGGCTCTCCCCAAGGACAGCAGCCTCTACGCCGCTTACATGCACCCGCTGGTAGCGCACGATCTTCGTGCGGAGACTGGCGCGTTGGCGTTTGAGGATATCCGTAAGTACACGGAGCCTAACGTTGGCAACGTTCTCAACGCTGTTACCGGCGTGTACGGGGGCGCTTACGTTGTGGAAACACCGCGTGCGCTTTCCGCAACGGACGGTGCTTCTAGCGAGACAGTCTACCGCACCACGGTGTGTGGACAGCAGGCTCTCGCAGAGGCTACCGCTGTTGAGCCGGGTGTCGTTATCGGTCCCGTCGTGGACAAGTTGATGCGTTTCCGGCCTGTTGGCTGGTACTCGCTCCAAGGCTGGAGCATTTACCGCCAGGAGGCTCTGTACCGCATTGAGTCGTCCTCGTCAATCACCTGATACAGATTGACAATCGGGGTGGGGGTCGCATATAGCGGCGACCCCCGCCCTACCCCCAACGCGAGGAAGGAGCAAGGTGGCGAACATACTGACACTACCCACGGTAGACACTATTTACACTGACCATTTCTTGTTCAGCAGGTACTCTATACCTGTCGGGCAGTCGCTGCTTATTACTTCTGACGTAGGAACGTTAACACAGTTTCCATCCCAAGACGAAATTAGTGATGCTGACTTTTACTTCGGTGGTGGGCGCAGGCATGTATTGTCTAGTGCCGAGCACACGGCTGTTGTCGCCGCTGGATACAGCAGTTATGTGAGTGTTGAATGAATTGCAGAGAAGGTTGCAAGACTAAGGATTGCGCTTCGTATGCGGAGTGCCTGAGGAATGCAAACCCAACCGTAAGTTCAATAACAAATAGTTCCCTAAAGGGAATGTATGAGAAAACTAAAAAGGATTTGAACGCTTTTAATGAGGCGCGTAAGCATGGCATTACTCCCGGTGGCACCACTAAGGAGAAAGTGGATCAGGCTAAGGCTGCCACAAAAATGTTAGGTCGCCCGTACAACGCATCGCAAGACCCGCCAGCGAACATGATTGTTAATAAGCAGGCGGCTAAGTTCGTGAACAAGACTACGACGGAGGTTTAGGTGGCGACATTTGGTGAAATCACCGACTCCACGACACTTTACTTGCACGGGTTCACTGCCGTTCAGGATCAAGCCACTCACCTAACTCAGTCGGCTGCTGCGGCAGACACAACCTTGAAGATCGCTGACACATCGGCAATGTCTCGTGGCATTGTAGAGATTGATGAAGAACTGGTAATGGTTGACTCGGTGGATACTGTGTCCCTCAACATGGTTGTGCCACCTTACGGGCGAGGCTTCAGGGGCACGACTGCTTCGACGCACGCTTCTGGTACTCGCGTGGTATCTGCTCCGATGTTCCCGCGTTTCCTCGTTAAGCAAGCAATCAACGATGCAATCAAAGCGGTGTTTCCTGACTTGTTTGCGGTCAGTGAAACCACGGTGACTTACACGGGTGCTGTAACTAGTTACGCGCTTCCTGCTGGTTCGCTGGATGTTTTGTCCGTTATGTGGCAAACTACTGGTTCATCTCAGGAGTGGTTGCCTATCCGTCGGTGGACTCTTGACCGTCACGCTAACACAAGTTCTTTTGCTACGGGGGTTTCTCTCAGCATTTATGACAGAGTTACCCCTGGTAGGACGATTAAGATTGTTTTTAGTAAGAAACCTACCGTGCTATCCAGTGATTCTGATTCTTTTGAAACCGTAACTGGTTTGCCTGCATCCTGCGAGGATCTAGTTCGCTTGGGTGCGGCGTACCGCATGGTCCCGTTCTTTGATGCCGCACATCTTTCTGGTATGTCAAGCGAGGCTGACTTTTCTTCTGGCGCACGGCCTGTTGGTGGGTCTAGCCAAATCGGTCGGTACATGCTGCAACTGTATCAAGTCAGATTAGATGAAGAAAGAGAAGGCTTGCGGCGTATCTACCCAACCCGTAGCCACTACACCCGATAGGAATAAGTATGGCTGTTTCTCGGTACTACTCGTCAGTTGCTCGTGCTACGACGCTGACAGGGGATATCAACGCTAGTGTCACTACCGCTGTCGTGGCTGCTGCTACTGGTTTCCCTTCTTCTACACCTTACACAATGATTATTGACCAGGATACGGTCAACGAAGAAGTTGTGGAAGTTACGGCTCGTAGTGGTACGACGTTAACTATTACCCGTGGCGTTGATGGGACTACAGGTATCGCGCACACGGCGGGTGCAGCCATTGAGCATGGTTTCTCTGCCCGTGACTTTAGTGAGTCTCGCCAGCATGAGGATGCTTCTGAGCAGGTTCATGGGCTTGCGTCTGGTTCTGCGGTTATTGGTGAGAATGATACGCAGACCATGACCAATAAGACTTTGACTAACCCCACGATTAATGCTGCGACGGTGAGTGGCACGATCACGGGTGGTGCGACGATGACTGGTCAGACGTTTACGTCTGCCACGCTCACATCACCGACGATCAATGGTGCAACTCTGTCTGGCACGTTGTCGGGTGGGGCTACTTTGTCGGGCCAAACGATTACGAGCGCCACTCTTGGTGGTGCTTTGGCTGCTGGAACGAACAAGATCACGGGCTTGGGTGATCCGACAGCGGCGCAGGACGCTAGCACTAAGGCTTACGTTGACTCGGTTGTTGCTACTGGCGCGTCGAATGCTGCTGCTGCCGCTACGTCGGCTACTGCGGCGGCAACATCGGCTACTGCTTCCGCTACGAGTGCTACTGCGTCTGGGACGAGTGCGACGGCGAGTGCCACGTCTGCAACAGCAAGCGCGTCAAGTGCTACTTCTGCTGCTGCATCACTAGATGCTTTTGATGACCGCTACCTTGGGTCAAAATCGTCAGCACCCACGGTGGACAATGATGGAGATGCGCTCGCAACGGGTGCTTTGTACTTCAACTCAAGCACTAACGAAATGTACGTCTGGAATGGGTCGGCATGGCAACTCGTTGATAGTGCCTCTGGTATCGCAGCAACAATCGTTGATGCGAAGGGCGACTTGATTGCTGCTACGGCAGATAACACGGTTGCACGTTTGGCTGTCGGGACTGACACGTTCGTGCTTACCGCTGACTCTGCGGAAGCGACAGGGTTGAAATGGGCTGCGTCTACGGGTGGCGGGGCTGGCTTGCAGGATGTTTTCTTTTTGATGGGAGCGTAAGACAATGGCGACAGCCTATAAATATGCACAGGTGCAGGGCACGGCAGCCGTTGGGACGTTTGCCACCTTGTACACGACCCCTGGTTCTACTGAGGCGGTCATCTCTTCTCTCGTGATCTGTAACCAGTCGTCGTCGGCTATCACGGTGCGGATTGGTTTGGACGCTACGGAGGGCACTCCTGGTGCTTCTGAGTTCCTCGTGTATGACGCGAGCGTTGCCGG